CCGCCACGTTGTCTTAATAAGTTGCGTAGTTTGCGCAATTGCTGTCTTTGCTGTCTTTGTTTTTGTTGCGAACGGGAGTTATTTTGATTTCCTCTACCGCCTGCTAGAATATCACTTTGATCTTCTTGGAAAGATTCCATATCTTCCTCACCGCCATTTTGTTGTTGGCTGCACGAATTTCCGCCCTTACGGACCTTACGTACCTTGCGTACCTTACGGACCTTACGGACCTTTTTAGCCGCAAGTTTTTTGGCACACATTTTCTTGTAATTAACGAAGTTCATCATTCGTCCCTTACGCTTAACATATAATTTGCTACTACCAGATTTTTTGTAAACAACAACCTTTGTCTTTTTGCCTTCTATTTTCTTAGACCCCGCTTTTTTGTAATCACTCATAACTTCTATTATTGGGTAAGAAAAATTATTAAACGCGCTATTTAAAAAATAATATAAATGAACACATATATATAACATTACTTAATTATTATCATCGCGGATTTTATCAAGAATATTCAATACTTTATCGCAATTAATTGTAATATCTGATTTATTCTTAATTTCACCAACAAGGCTATGGATTTTATTCAATTTATAATTAAGTTTATCTTTTTTATTATAATGTTTAAGGGCGTAATATTCAATATCTTCCTCGGTCGCGAACAAATATTTAGAAAGCAAATGTTTATTATCTCCATTTTCATAATCAAATTCGTCAATAATATAGAAGGAAAGAATACGACCTTTGATAGAACCGTATGTGCGACCAAGTTTATTGGCAATTTCCTGAATATCATTGTATGTAATTTTGTTTTTATCAAGAATTTTCTTAACTACATTTTCGTCATCAATATTCCATCTTTTACCATGATTAAAAGTTGTCGTTTGCTTGATAGTATGCTGATTAGAATCAATAGATACGGTATTAGCGGTTAGCGAGCTTCTAGTCATAATAGTCATATTGGATAATAATATAGTATCAATATGATTATCAATTTTTATTTTATATGATATATAAAAATAAAAAATATAATAATAATAAATGATGAATAATGTAATTGATGAATTAGATTTAACAAAGGAATTATGTAAATTACTAAAAAATATACCATCGGTTGATAAAAAATATATATTCTGTCATATGAACCACGAGCGAGTAAGTAAAACCATATGTTTTAATAAGTGGAAATCTTATAAGAGAAAACGTTAATTTAATAGATTTAAATTGTGGTTATTCCAAATATCGTGACAGAAGGTTTTAATACCACCATCATTTTTGGAACCCCAAGCTAGAAATCTTTGGATACCAGAAGCATTTTTAAAAAAACATACAAATTCAATATATATTTTATCTTCGTCTTTAAAATCATTTAGATTTTTAGGAATATTAATATAAATACCATTTTTGAATTTAAGTTGATAATATTTATCAATATCATTGTTTGATATTGGTATAAAATATTTGTGATTAGCACTCCATGTCAATTGATTATAATATGTATTATTCAAAATATTTTGCATTCTATAATTACCTTCCCAATTATTCTTTAAAATTATATAATTAATTGTAGTATTGTTATCAAACTCGCCAATATTGTTATCATAAGTATAATTTTTTTTTTCTAAATTATATAATTCATATAAATTACTCAGGTCAATTTTATCATTAATATTTATAGAATTATTAATAATATTTTCTTTTTTAAGTATAAACTCTTTTAAATTACCATTTATACCATCATAAGAAATATACAATCCAGTTCTGATATCATTATTATAAATATATTTATCAGTTAACCAAATATTAAATGATATAGTATAATTTGTATTATTGATATTATTTTTATCAAAAAGTTTATTTACAATATCATTTTTAGGAATATGAGGGCTACATGTAACACTACAATGATTAGGTCTTACAACAAGTGTTCTTAATATATCAGCATATTTATTGAGTTTATCATAACTCCGTGTATGTTTTAACTTGATAATTCTATTAGAATATAGATGTTCATTCTTATAATATTCTTTATAATTATCAAAAGCCCTTTTATTTTTAATGTAATATGGTGGTAATTTCATAGTATCATTAATTATTTTAGAACTTTTAATTTTATTATTTTTACAAATATAATTAGTTAGAACGATATTATTATGCCAACATTCAGGGTCAGCAATAATATCATTTCTAGTTTTGATAAAATCTATATTATTATAATAGTACCATTTTCCGATGTAATTAGCTTCTTTATTATTATACGGGAAAAGCTTATTATTCCAATTCCATTTATTGTCAACATAATTAAAAGATTGTTTTATAGGATATATAACAGAGTAAAGATTAAATGATATAACATGATTTATATAAAATAATAATAATAAACTTCTCATATTAATAATAATTATATTTAAATATTTAAATAAGAATATTTAATATATCCAAAATAATTTAAACATATAATAATATTATTACATTATCTAGATGTTAAGGTTTTTATCAAAACCATTTAAAAGATGGGCATTTAACAGAGCTAAAAGATATACAAATTATTATATTAAAAAATATAATAGAAAATATATAATTAAATATCTAAATAAGCAAAAAAAAATCGCAGAATTGAAAAATAATAAAAACATTGTATTACTTGCTGGTAAGATAAATGATATAGATTTATTAAAAAGCATTGAAAATAAATTAGAAATTAAGGCACATAAGGATGATATATTATTTATGATAAATGCACACTTAATAAATACATCAAATATATGTGAAATATACGACTATATATTTATTTTTGATTTTTTAAATTATGTTATAAATCTAAATAGTATTAATAAAAAGGACATAGGATTGGACCATTCCAAGGTGAGAGAATATTGGTTAAAACGCGGTCCCAGGATATTTATAACATCAATAATATTTGTAGTAACAAATTACTTACTATATACGCGATTAAAAGAGATAGATAATAATACTAATATTTATTTAATATCAATAAATATATTAACACTGATATTATCTTTCTATATGTTATATTATAGATTGCCTGATAGTATAGAATCAGCGATAGCGAGAACGACACATGATTATTATGTGAAATATAAAAAAGAATTAAAATCAATAGTATAATATTTAATTAAAAGATAGTAATAATAATCCAACAGAAGTTAATATGATACCAGCTATACCTCGTTCAGATATAACTATGGTGTCTTTCTTTTGATAGTATTGGTTATAATAGTAGGTATAAATTAAAATTATCATAATTTCCAATGAAACGAAAGCTCTAAAATATGCTGGATTGGGACATACTTTTATTATATGATAACTTAGTAATATTAAGAAGAATACTATGAATGCATAAATATAATATTTGGGTTTATATAACTCAGCACAGTGTTCTGTATAAAATGATAGAAAATATGCAACACATAATATACCAACTAATATATTAACAATGACAGGAAAAATGTAACTAGGTGTATCGTCTATTCTTAAAAACATAATTAAAGAAGCCGACATAATACTCCTGATAATAGCTAAAGGTACCCAATACATAAGTAAGGTGGTCTATATAAATGTAATAAAATAATAAAAAATTGATTATAGATAGTAAAATAAATATCTACTACGATAATTATGACTGAAAAGAATTTCGTTGTTTCATTCAATGCCGGCGATGATAATATCGATTCTGTATTGGCGGGATATAATCGTCAAATAATGGAAATTATGATAACTATTAACAATTGTCACGACTATGATAATGCGCAAAGTAGAAAGACAACTATTATATATGAATCAATTCAAGCAAATAAAAGAGATATAGATCACATGATATATATATATGGTTTTGAACAAGCTTTGATAAAGTATCAAAAGCGATTTAATGGATTAAATAGTAATATATCAGTATTAATTAAGGATTTAGCTATAATGATTATAGACGAAATTATTTGTATATACGAGGTGCAAAAAGAAGTTGAGAAGAATCCCATACAAGATTATAATACATTTAATCGCGAAATAAAGAGAGAAAGGTCATTGTCAATTGAATCAGATGATAGTTACTTACAATTTAATATGGATGTGAGGACAGATTATAATACAATTGTAGGAAATATGATATCGGAAAACAGTAACTATTAATTAATATTAAGTGCTTCTTTAATTTTGATAATATCAGTTTTAATTTGTTGATTTTCGTTTTTAAGTATTTCATTTTCTTTTTTTAATTCGCTAACTTGTTTATTTAAATCTTTAATAGCTTCAACAAATACGGGAGCGAGTTTTTCATAACAAACTGTTAAGTAGTTATTGCCAGATTTAGAAACAGGTTCGCCGTGTTTATTTTTAACTGTATCAAATGGGGCTAATTTTACTAGTTCAGGTAAAACCTTTTGAACATCTTGTGCGCTCAAACCTATATTTTTTTCATTTGTAAAACCGTTTTCAACTGCTAATTCGTTTGCTTTATAATAATATCCTTTTAAATTGTCAATGATATCAAGGGGGTTATCAATATTTCCAATAAATTCTTTCAATCTTTTATCAGAGTAATATGCTGTGATGAATCCGGTTGCTACAACGTTACCAATAATATGTAATTTTTCAACAGGTTCAATAGATGTTCCACCAGTTGTTTCATTAAAATCTAATAATTCGCTTCTACCAACACCTAGATTACCATCTTTATTTATGCGAAAATGTGTTTGAGCAGCTTTTTGAAAATTAACTATACTTCCTGCAATTGTATCATCAGTAGGATCACTGTATGTTTGGTTGACAATTAAAATACTTTCTGTATGGGCTCTTTGTAATCTCAGTGAACTAAAATTAATATAACCATCGGGGTTATCAAGTGTGAAAGAACCTTTGACAATTAAATCGCTATTAAGAATTACGGGATTATCAAATGTAAAGCGATAATTTTCTGGTGTTGCTGAAATAAAAAACTCTTTATCTTGTGCTCCACCGTCTAAAACAATATCCCTAAGTGAAAAAAACTTATTATACCAGCCACCATTTTGTGTTTGTAGTTCATCAATCAATTGTGGTATTGCAATATCATCTAATGTAAATGTATTTAATCTATTTGATATTATATTAGAATTATCTTCGATAACATTAATTCCATCAATTCTAAATACACCATTAGAAGTATTTATATCACCATTAACATCTAATCTGAATTCGCTACTTTCTGGAATATAACCAATACCAACACAATGTGTAGGTTCAGGAGTCTCACCGACAGGATACCAAATTTTATTACCTTCTCTTCCCCATTTAGATGAACCTTGTTTGGCTAATATTAATTGATTGCTATCATTGAATTTAAAATCACCTTCAAAAATTTTTAACATACCTTTTATGTTTGAAGATGCGGTTGGGAAACTTTCAAAATCGTCAAATTTCAATGGCACACCATCAATTATGATATTACTTCCAGCAGGTAATATAATATTACCAGTTACTTCAAATGCTCGATCAGTATTATTCCATAATAGTGATTCGGTTTGAGCAATATTATATTGATTATTTCCAAAGAAATTTCCAACTAATATACCACCTCCAATACTAAAATTATTACGTCCAGTTCCGCCTCTACTAACTGATAATGTTCCAGCTGAAATATTTGTTGCATCAAGAGAACTAATTTCACTACCATTGCCTTTAAATTTGGGTGCATTTAATGTTCCTGCGCCATTATTCCAATATAAACTGCTACTTTGTTCTATTGCTGAATTACCACCATATATTAGTTGCAGTGGTTTAATAGTATCAATACCTATGCCTCCTCTAATTACTGGTAAAATACCATCTGTAATATTGCATGTATTAATCAAAGTAATATTACTACCAATTGCATCTATTTCGTCACATTTAATATTACCTATAATATCTAATGCATTTTCTGGTTCAGTAACACCAATACCTATTTTACCATAAAACGAACTATTACCATATACATATAATAAATTACTATTAGCTTCGCCTTCTTCGTAATTGAGTTTTAGTACATTATTAAATTCATTATGTTCATTTCCTATGATATTAGATGTTTGTAAGATACCGTTAATAAGCGCATCACCATTAATATCTAATAATTTAGTAGGGTCCTCTGTATTAATACCAATATTACCACTTTCTTTAATAGTAAAGTAATCAAAAAAAGTACCTCCATAGGAATTGCTTTTATTGTTTTGAATTCTATATTCGCCTGATTCAGTTGATATTTGCCATACCATTTTATTAGACTCTATTATATAAGGTATTATTATTTTTAAATATTAATATTATGTCAATTCTTTTCCATAAAATTTCCCATTATTTTCATATATCTTATATTTTGCAATAGTTTCTTTTTTATAATTATCTAAATTGGTCTTATTTGTATTAAGATCAGTTAATATATTTCTTTGTTTTGTTTTAGGGTCTATATTGCGATTATGATTATATTCTAATTTTTTTTGTTTATTAGCTTCATACCATTTTTTATAGTTTAATCTTTTTCTTTCTGCAAGACTAATTGGCTTTACATCTTCTTTATCTGGCTTTACATCTTCTTTATCTGGCTTTACATCTTCTTTATCTGGCTTTTCCTCTTCTTTATCTGGCTTTTCCTCTTCTTTATCTGGCTTTACCTCTTCTTTATCTGGCTTTTCCTCTTCTTTATCTGGCTTTTCCTTTTCAAACTTTAAATAAAATCTTTCAATAATATCGCGAGATGTTCGCATTCTTGTCTTCATAATTTCTTTTAATTTATTATTAATTATGGGATAATAATGTGACACAAATGCACTTCTAAATCCATCAATACATATGTTTTTATTTACATCAATATTTCTAAGCCTTTCACATATCATGTTGAAACTGGCTTTTGTAAAGTTTTGTTTTACCCAATTATCCTTTCCAAGAAACAAATAAGGTCTAGGATATGTGTCCAATGAATACTTTATCAATTTAGATAGCTTTTTATTATATTCTTTAAGTTGTGTGCTATCTAATTTATAAGAAATAGAGCTATGTTTCTTAACATTTTCATTAAATATAAAATACACTATTCTAGATACTTTGCCATTTTTAAGTTTTTTCAATAATATATAATTTTTATCTTTTTCAGCTGCACTATTATCATAAATGATATCCATTGTTAACTTTTCATGTCTCGAAGGAAAATCCCATATATTTAAAGCTAATGTTAGAATAATTTGATGCTTATAAAATAATTCGTCATTATGTTTCATGCCGTTTTTTCTATCGGACTTAGGTAATTTATTGACACTATCTTGATAATCCTTTTGCAATTTATCTAATATTTCAAGTAATTTGTCATAATTAATAAATTGTTTTTTTTCATTTTCTGTTAATATCATGTTCTCATCATCTCTATTATTTTCTAGCTCTGTAAATGCTACTTGAAGTGCTGATATTTTAAATCTAAGTTCATTATCTTCTCCTACTAATAATTTTATTACTCTAACTAATGCTTTAAGGTCTTTATTAATAGTTGCGAGACTTCTTTTGTTATCATTATGATATTTAAATATTTCCAATAATAGTTCTCTATTATTTATAGCAATCCAAGAAAGATCATTGGCATCTTTAAATTTAGC